CTACACCGAATATACCGCGAGCACGGGGGGCCAGGTTTCATACGTTCTACCTGCAGGCCACAACCTGATCGCCGTGACGCTCTACGTCGCCACGAACGTAAAACAGGAGATTGCCGTCGCCCTCGCCGGGTCTACCCTGGAGGTGATCAGCTACGGAACCGTGTCGCAGGAACGGATTGACACCAAGACCTACACGGTCGCGGCCAGCGCGGCGGACCGGACGCTGACGATCACCGCCGGCGGGGATGGGAGCAAGACGCTCACGCCGATCGCGGTCCGGTCCTGGAAAACCAGCGAGCTCGCCGACCCGCGGGCCGGCGCCGGCGGAACCCGGGTCGGGAATTCGTCGATCGAGTACACGGTCTGGAGCCGCGCGGCTGTTTCAACCGGCAAAATGATTCACGCCGCAAACACGTTTGCGGCCGACAACTGGCGGATCGTAAAGCCCAGCACCTTCGAGCCCATCATCCGATGCGACCCGGATGGGGGCGGAACGCCAGCCTACAAATGGACCGCCCTGGGGCACCCGCACTACAGCGCAAGCGACCTCGCCTATGTCGCGGTCGGGACGCCCGCCCTGTACATCGACGGAGCCCTGGTCACCGCGAATATGCTAGGAACCGACATCCCCTGCGGCCAGATGTACCAGGCCGACAGCATCGGCGTGGTCCAGCAGGGCACGACCGCCGGCGACGTCCTAAAGCTCTTTTACGTCCACTCGATCACGCGGGACGGCATCAGCACGATCGCGACGTTCGTCTTCCAGGCCGGCGCCCTGGTCCAGGCCGTCTACGGGACCTCCCTGAGCGGGCATTACGATGAATACGGAGCCCTGCCGGAAATCGTCCACAGCGTAGAGATTCCGGGCGATCCGACGCAGTACGCCTCGAATGTCGCCGCGAAGATTCGGAGCGGGATCGTCGACGTCGTAACGCCGGGCTGCCCGGTCCTCCTCCAGGTCACCAACGTCGGACCCGCAGCGTATACGCAGATTTTTGCGGGGTTCGCCAAGGTCTACAGCCATTTCAGCCTGATCGGGACCACGCCGGCCGCCGGCGTCCCTTGGTCGTTTGCCAGCCACGTTAAACCCCACCTGCGAAAAACGCCGGCCATTTTGCCGGCAGGAGTGCGCCCACTATGAACGCCGTTGTAAAGACCCCCATCACCGCGACCGGGGACGACCAGGCGGTCACCGTAACCAGGGACTGCCAACTCGTCGTCCTTTGCAAGACCGCCGAGGTCGAGATTCGCAACGCGGCCCTGGGGGACGCATTCCCCATCCCGGCCAATACCCCGTTCGTGCTCGGCGCCAGCGGCGGACAAACCATGTACCTCCGCGCGACCGCCGGCGCGACGATCTACCTTCTGGAGACCTAGCCCCGAGTACACATCTGGACGTTTGCCGCGACGCGGATTGGACGGCCGGATGATAGGCCCAGGACGATGCGGATATGAGCGACGAAATCAAGGACGCGATCGAGAGCAACGCCACCGGGCCGAAGCGCGCCAGCAACGAGACCGGCAGCGTCGAGCAGCACTCGATCCAGGACCAGATCGCCGCGGACAAACACGTCGCCAGCGGCGAGGCCGTGAAGAAGAAGCCCCGCGGCCTGAGATTTTCCAAACTGGAACCCCCGGGAACGGCATGAGCAAACGACACTGGTGGCAGCGGCTGTTCAGCGGCGGCGCCGCGGATAACTCCCGCGGGCTCCGCGCGATTCAGCGGGCCAGACTGCGCGCCAGCTACGACGCCGCCGCCACCACGAGCGACAACGCCCGCCACTGGGTCAACGCCGACGTCCTCAGCGCGGACGCGGCCAACAGCCCCGAGGTCCGCCGCATCCTCCGCGCGCGGGCCAGATACGAGCGAGCGAATAACACCTATTGCGCGGGCATCGTCAACACCCTGGCCTGCTACGTCGTCGGCACGGGGCCACGGCTACAGATCACGCCAGAGGAATGGCCGAAAACGACGACGCCGGAACAGGCCCGGGAAATCACCGAGGCCATCGAGCGGGCCTGGCACGCCTGGGCCGACGAAGCCAGCCTCGCGGACAAGCTCGCCCTCCTGCGAGCCTGCCGCGCGGTCGACGGCGAGGGGATCGCCGTATTCAAGACCAACCCGCGGCTGCGCAGCGACATCAAGCTCGACCTGGAGCTCGTCGAGGCGGACCAACTCGCGACGCCCGACCTGTACACCCTGGGGACGAACGCGGTCGACGGGATCGTCTTCGCCGAGTACGGCAACCCGGCCGAATACCACATCCTCCGCGAGCACCCCGGGTCGAACGCGACCACCCTGGGCTTCGAGTACGACCGCGTCCCCGCGGAGCGGGTCATCCACTACTACCGCCAGGACCGGCCCGGCCAGAGCCGCGGCATCCCGGACATCACGCCCGCAATTCCGCTGTTCGCGCAGCTACGCCGCTACACGCTCGCCGTCATCGCCGCCGCGGAAACGGCCGCGGACTTTGCGGCGGTCATCGAATCCGACGCCCCAGCCTCCGACGACGACGAGCAGCCCGAGCCGATGGACACGATCACCCTGGAGCAGCGACTCGCCACCGTCCTGCCAGGGGGATGGAAGCTAGGCCAGATCAAGGCCGAACAGCCCACGACGTCCTACAGCGATTTCAAGCACGAGATCATCAACGAGATCGCGCGCGTTCTCGATATGCCGTTTAACATCGCGGCCGGGAACAGCAGCGCATACAACTACGCATCCGGCCGGCTGGATCACCAGACCTTCTACAGGTCGATCGCCCGCGACCGCCGCCACCTGGAGCGACACGTGCTGGACCGGGTCCTCGCAGCCTGGCGGCAGGAGGCCGTGCTGGTAAGCGGGCTCCTCCCGACACGCACGCGGACGGCCGTCGCCCAGGGGCTCATTCCAGGCCACCTGTGGTTTTGGGATGGGGGCGAGCACGTCGACCCCGCGAAGGAAGCCACCGCCCAGGCCGCACGCCTCGCGAGCCACACGACCACGCTCGCCGCCGAGTACGCCCGCCAGGGCCGCGATTGGGAGGTCGAGCTCCGCCAGCGAGCCCGCGAGCTCGCCCTCATGCGAGAGCTCGGCCTGGACACGCCGCCGCCGACACCGTCCACGCCGGGCCAGGATGACGAGGCCGAGGAGACCGAGGAGGCCGCAACCGATGAAGCCTAAGCCCAGCGAGCTCGCCTTTTGCGGACCGATCGGCGACCTGGTCGCGATCCAGGACGTCAACGCCGCGGCCGGCGACGGCCGCACGCTACTCCGCCGCTTCGAGATGGTCGCCTACACGGGCGGAGCCATGACCGTCGGGTTCTGGCAATACCCGGTCGTGGTAGACCTCGCGGGCCTCGTGATTTCCGCGAAGCCGCGGCCGATCCTGAAGGACCACAGCCCCAGCCTGACGCTGGGCCACACCGAGCAGATCACGATCCGCGACGGCGAGCTCCACGTCGCCGGCGTTTTCAGCGGCGCGGGCCAGGTCGTCCAGGACGTCATCGGCAGCGGGCTTAACGGGTTCCCCTGGCAAGCCTCGATCGGGGCCAACGTCGCCAAGACCGAATTCGTCCCGAAGGGCAAACGGGTCACCGTAAACGGACGCACCTTCGACGGGCCGATTTTCGTCGCCCGCCGAACCCTCCTCGGAGAGATCAGCGTCGTCGCGCTAGGAGCGGACGACGACACCAGCACCACCATTGCGGCACAGGGCCGCGGGTCAACTACACCGGAGGACACACCCATGACGTTCGAGAAATGGCTCGCGGCCATGTCGCTCAACCAGGACGACCTCACCGCCGAGCAGATCACCGCGCTCCGCGCCAAGTACGAGGCCGAGCAGGCCGCGGACGATCCGCCGCCCGCGGACGATCCGGCCGACCCGGTCGATGACATCCGGGCCAACGCCGCCGCCGAGGTCGCACGGATCGCGGCGATCCGCCAGGGTTTCGCGGGGACGCACCCCGAGCTCGAAGCCAAGGCCATCCGCGAGGGATGGACCGCCGAGAAGGCGGAGCTTGAGCTCGTCCGGGCGGAACGGCCGCGGATCAGCGGAATCCGCGGCGACAGCCAGCCGGCCAATGCCGGCGTCCTGGAGGCCGCCATCAGCCTCGCGGCCGGGATTCCCGAGGACGTCGTCGCGGAGGACTTCGACGACCAGACAATGGACCAGGCCACGAACCGCGAAGCGCGGCGCGCCGGCGTCCACGCCCTCCTGTACGAGGTCCTGCGGGCCGCCGGCGATCACGTCCGACCGGGCATGATCACCGACGACACGATC